GCGGAACCCCCCCGGCATACTTGATGCGACCCCAACTGTTCCATCTGTGATTTTGTAAGCTACCACACTTGCCTCTACGTTAAAACGTGATTACACGCACCCATACGATTATTTATACAACTTTTGTTCTCATGCCTATGTACATGTGCAAAAAAGTGTATATATTGGTCAAGTATAGCAAGGAGATAGTCCATGTTTGTCGTGACCAACCCCACCGTTATTGATGGCATCATTTCCGCCAAAGCACCTCGTCCGTGGCGTGAGGTAGTTCTTGAGATCTACCCAGATGCCACAGAAGACTGCAACGGACGCTTTCATGCACCACATGACGGCTATGAGTGCTCTCTGACCGGCCGCATCTTTCGTGGTGGCGAGTACCTTCCCATGGCCGAACCAGAAGACGACTGCGTCAGAAGTTACAACGGCTATCCGGTAGTTAACCCTACGGCCGTGGACGTGAACGGGGTCGTGCACACGTGGGAGAACCTCACGAGGGCACAACGCAACGCTGTGTTTGCCGAACTGCTTCGTCAGTCTAAAGAGTATGACGCAGTTCGGTCTAAGTTCATCGGCGAAGTCGGACAAAAGGTCACGATCGAAGCTCAGTTGAACGTCGTGAAGACCTATACCGGCGGTTTCGGCCCTGTCTTCTTCCATGTGATGAAGGACGCTGCGGGCAGCGTGATCTTCTACAAAGGTTCCAAGCGTCTCGGATACAAGGGCGATACCATCAAGGTTACCGCCAAAGTGAAAGGCCACGACATCCGTGACGACGTTAAGCAGACCATCATCGAACGTCCCAAACTGGTAGGAGCATAAAATGACTTTGCGTGAAATTATCGAAGAGGCTATCGTCGAAGCAGAGATCATGGAGTATGCTCGTAGTACCTTCAGTACCGACAACATGTTGCTGACCGCAATGCGTTTGTCCGGTGCTCCGTATTCTTTTATCGAAAGGGTGTATAATGAAACCATTGCCAATGCAACCTGTTACCACTACTGATCCGACGAAAATATACTATCATCGGCTGTTAACGATGATGGCGGACTATAGTATAACTCTGCAAGAGGCGATTCAGTGGGACTATGATGGTTTCATGCCGTTTCCTTATGAGATGATCTTATCTCCGGAAGAGGAATACGACTACTACCTACACATCAACTACTTGCCAGGTGAAGATCGTAAGATGTTCATCGATATGGCCCTTGGAAAAATACCAACATACGGACTGAGACGTGTCAAAACGGAAACCAAACAAAAGGATGCAGGAAGCACAAGCCAGACATGAAGTCTGGCTTTCTTCCATTGGAGTGAAGGGTAGAACCAAACTGAAGGGGGTGGATCACGTAAACCTACGTGAAGGACTGTCTCCCATGGTTCCTCTCAGCAACAATATTGCCGGCAACGGCACAAAGAAAGACGCTAACGTCTATACCGGAGACTACATCAAGGGTATCGCGACGATGCATAAGTCTAACGCAGTTCCCATCACATCGAGAGAACAAGCGATTGACTCTGCAAACATGAGAAGAAACTAACGCTTCCTATAAATACTCCTAAGCGCTAGGAGTATGATATGAAACCGAATCTTGATAAGCAGATGATCGAAAGGGCGTTAAGGTCAACGTCTTTCGATTTGAAGCCGTCTGATTTTACCTACTATAAGTATCAAGAGGAGATCCGCTATCTCTTCACCCTAGGATATTTTCCTAAGTTTGATTCAAAGTACTTTGTCCCTAGAGTCAACCAAAGAGACTTGAACCAAGCGATCACTGCCCTAAAGAAGGAAAGCGCGCAAAAGTTCTCGGACATGTACAAGTACAAACTATCTGGAATTGGTCCAGGCGAAGTGCTCTTGTTCTTCCTGGTAGACGATTCAAAACTCGGTGGAGGTAACGCCGCATCGGTGGACCTCTTCACGAAGGGTGGAAACTATGAGATCAAGTCTGCAAAGCTATCGAATGACGGATACGCGTATGACTTTAGGTTGAGCGGAACCATCTCTCTTGTCCAGATCATAAACGACCTGGACAAGATCCGAGTGAGACTTAAGTTGAGCGGCGGAAATAACTCAATGTCTGCTCAGGTTATAGACGACATGAGAAAGAAAGCTTCATACGACTTTTTGCAGGTCGAAAAAGTATATGCTGAGATGGTGGCGAAGTCGTTTAAGGAAAAGGTCATCTTCATGAACAACTCTACGTCCCCGTCTAAGATGGGAAACGTTGAGGGCATTCAAAAGGTTAAACCCGAAGATGTCACGATCGAGCGTGTTACTAGTGGTACCGTGAAACCGAGGATCAAACTACATAGGTAAAATGTGATCAAACTTTATAGAAAATGGAGAGTTATGGAAAACAAACTACTACTCTCACTCCTGATAAAAGTTCTTACACGATATAGAAAAACATCGACAGAATACATGAAGACGCTTCCGCCACAATCAGTGTGGATGAGCACATTAAAAGATGAAGAGACTATCTTGAACCAATGTCAGCGGGTTTTGGCCAGAAGATTGAGTCTTACAAAGTAACAAACCCGCGACACTGCGAAAGGTGATCTACAATGGCACAGTTTAATAAGAATACCCATCAGTACTTAGGGGATGGTAAATCACTCTTCGAAGTTGTGATGTTGGCGGACCAATACGGAAATAACATCGGGCCCGCAAACCCGTCAGGTGTGGCGGTAGACGCTTTCGGCCGTGCCAGAATGTCACTGCCTCTGACCCTGTTTGATTCGTCACACCGCTTTGGTGATAACGGTCTTTGGGCAACGGCGAACACCGGAACCGCTACTTATGCGTTTTCTCAAAATGAGGGTTTAGTAAACCTTAACGTCGATACGACTGCGGATGCCGAGGTCGTAAGGGAAACCACTAAAGTGTTTTCCTATCAACCCGGTAAGTCTCTGTTAAACTTAAACACCTTCGTGTTTTCTCCTGCTAAAACAAGCTTAAGACAGCGCGTTGGTTACTTTGGTGCACAGAACGGAATGTACTTAGAACTCGACGGATCCACCTTATCTTTCGTAGAGCGCACATATACATCTGGTTCTTTAACTGAGACTAGAGTCTCTCAGGCAAACTGGAATATGGATCCGCTTAACGGTTCCGGTCCATCGCTAAGAACACTCGACATCACAAAAGCACAAATCATGTGGATGGACATAGAATGGTTGGGCCTTGGAACAGTAAGAATGGGATTCATCATCGATGGTGAGATCATCCATTGTCACTCGTTCCATCACGCAAATAGAATCGGAACGACATACATCACAACAGCATCGCTCCCTCTTCGATACGAGATCAAGAACACCGGAACCACTTCTGGTTCAAGTACGTTGAAGCAAGTGTGCTCGACTGTTATCTCTGAAGGTGGTTATGAACTTCGCGGAAAGCAGAACGCCATTGGAACGCCAATAACTACAGCGAAAACATTAGCGACAGCCGGAACTTACTATCCTGTCGCATCAATCAGATTGAAATCTGGTGCATTAGACGCCATAGTCATCCCCACAGCGGTATCGTTTTTGGGTACAGGCAATGGTATAAACTACAGTTGGAGAATTACAGGTGGTTCTGCGATTACGACTGGCTCTTGGACACCAGTAGGTTCAGATTCAGCGGTCGAGTATACACTCGCTGGTACAGCAATGAGCGGCGGTAGAGTTTTAGCCCAAGGATACATCAACTCTTCAAACCAGGGTTCACCGGCACTTGATATTTTAAAACAAGCATTGTTCCAATTCCAGTTAGAACGTAACTCATTGACCGGAACATCTGACGCATTTACCTTGGCTGTTGCTGCAGACACCAACACTCAGACCTGTTTTGGCTCCATAGACTGGGAAGAGATCACCAGATAACATAAGTGACTAGCGGCTATTCTTAAATGTCAACCCAAAATGTCGACTTTTTGTGATAAATATACCCGTATAGCAAAGGTAAGAAGTACGGAGAAAATATGTTTACCGCAATCACAGAGACCGCAAATGCGGTCAGCCCACTAACCACCGCAATCGGCAGTGGAATCTACAAGTCAATTAATGCAATGATCAATATCATCGATGGACTAACCGGTCCTTCACGCGATAAGATAATACACAGCGTAACTAGAAGTATGAGGGGCGAATATCCTTACGAGTCTGAAGACTACGTACACTTCCTTGTAAGAACGCAGATGTTTGGAGAAAAAGAATGATGAATTGGTTGAAGTCGCTATTTCAAAATGTAAGATTTACAGATAAACAATACGCAGAATGGTACCTTTCACAGTCCTACGATCATGTTGATCTAGAGCGCAGAATGAAAGAACTTGATCAACGCGGAATCAGAATGTACTAAACGAGCCTCATAAATAGAGGTGAGTCAGGGAAGAGTTTCGACTCTTCCCATTTTCTTTTGGGAGATGATAATGAATCTAGATGATTTGAGTATGAGAAACGTGCAGATTGAAGGTGTTGACCAGTTCCTATGGCCAACAAAGGACTTCAACGCGTTTCATTGGCCGATGCAGGATTGGATCCAAGGAAGAGCCTTCTTTATGGAGTTTGTGAAGGAACGCGACACTGTCGTTCAGGCCGGTGGGTGCTGTGGAATGTATCCGAGGTTCTACAAGAACTACTTTAAAACGGTGTATACGTTTGAGCCCGATCCGATAAACTTCCATTGCCTAACACATAACTGTCCCGGTCCTGGATACCACATCTTTAACGCCGCGCTTGGTGCCGAGAACAAGATGGTAAGTATGGACGCGCCTACCGCTCCAGGTGAAGAAAATAATGTCGGAATGTACACGATTAACGAGAATCCAGGTCAGATAAATATGATAACGTTGGACAGTCTCAACATCCCTCGGTGTGATCTTTTGCATCTCGACCTTGAAGAGTATGAGACCAACGCCCTGAAGGGTGCGGTAAACCTAATCGAGAAGTTCAATCCAGTCATCATCGTCGAGAGACAGAGCGGGAGAGAGTTCTTAGAGTCATTG